GGTGCTAAGTTCAGAGAAGTAGAAAAGCTTTGGAACTTTCCAAGCGGTGCAAAGGTTGAGTTTGGATTCCTTGAAAGAGATGCAGATGTATACAGATATCAAGGACAAGCATATAGCTGGATAGGGTTTGATGAGATAACTCATCTACCAACAGAGTTTAGTTGGAACTATCTTGCTTCACGTCTTAGAACAACTGACCCAGAGATACAAACATACCTACGCTGTACTGCTAACCCCGGTGGTGTTGGTTCTCATTGGGTAAAGAAAAGATATATAGAACCACACGAATCAAATAAATCATTTATAGGTGGTGATGGTCTTACCCGTAAATTTATACCTGCCAAACTTGCTGATAATCCATATCTTGCTGATGATGGTATTTATGAGCAAATGCTTAAGTCTTTACCACCCATTCAAAGACGACAGCTATTAGAAGGTAACTGGGATGTAGCGGAAGGAGCAGCTTTTGTAGAATTTGACCCAACAGTTCATGTTATTGCTCCTTTTGCCCTACCTTTACACTGGGAAAGAGTTAAAGCAGTTGACTACGGATATGCTGCAGAATCCTGTTGTTTATGGGGAATAATGGACATAAATGACAATACTTTGATAATTTATAGAGAATTATACAAAAAAGGCTTGACAGGAGACGAATTAGGTGCTATAATAACAGATATGGAGACAGAAGACCCTTTTTCTGTGAATGGGGTCTTAGATACAGCAGCTTGGGCAAGAACAGGTACAACTGGTCCAACTGTAGGAGAAAGTTTAATTAGAGCTGGTCATAAATTAAGACGAGCTGATAAGAATAGAATACAAGGTAAAATACAAATACACGAGTATTTAAAAGTTAGAGAAAACGGTAGACCTAAGTTACAGATATTTAATACATGTCCGAACTTAATAAGAGAACTACAGTCTATACCGTTATCTAAAACTAATCCTGAAGATGTTGATACGAAAGCTTCAGACCACGCATATGATGCTTTACGTTATATGATTATGAGCAGACCAAGAATGGAAAGCCCATTAGAAAGGATTAGAGGTTTAAAACGTGAGATGTATAGACCAGTAGATTCTACATTTGGATATTAATAGATGGCAGAACAAGATAATACATTTTTAAATGCTGATTACATCTACGAAGAAGTAGAAGGTGAGTCTGGTAAAAACTTAACACTGCCTGATGACCAGCGTAGAAATCTTATTGGTATTATCAAAGGCAGATATGCTCAAGCAGAAGATGCTAGAGAAACTGATGAAAGAAGATGGTTACGGGCATATGAAAACTACAGAGGACTTTATAGTAAATCTGTAAAGTTTAGAGATTCTGAAAAATCTAGAATATTTGTAAAGGTTACTAAAACAAAAGTACTTGCTGCTTTTGGTCAACTTGTTGATGTTATCTTTGGTACAGGTAAGTTTCCTATTGGTATATCAGAAACTAAAATGCCTGAAGGTGAGACAGACTATGCACACCTTGATATATCTAATCCTACACCGGGAATAGAAACATCAGAAGGTGAGATACCAGATGATATTGGTAACAGAATAGATAGTCCTTATGATGTTGGTTACGAAGGGGACGGTAGAACTTTAAAACCGGGTGCTAGTTTTTACAACGGTATATTTGAAGATAGTCTTGAAGACAAAGCTGAAGAAGCTGGTATTCTTACAGATGGCACAAGTCCTGACCCACAAGCAATAGAGTTATCTCCTGCACAAAGAGCTGCAAGAAGAATGGAGAAATTAATCCATGACCAGATTGAAGAATCAAATGGTAACTCAGAATTAAGAAATGCTCTTTTAGAATCTGCTTTACTTGGTACAGGGATTGTAAAAGGACCATTTAACTTTAATAAGAAACTTCACAAGTGGGATACAACTGAAGACGGTGAAAGAGTTTATAATCCTTTAGAAGTTAGAGTACCTAGAATAGAATTTGTAAGTTGCTGGGATTTTTATCCTGACCCATCAGCAACTAATATGGATGAATGTGAATATGTAATCCATAGACATAAAATGAATAGAAGTCAATTAAGGCAACTACGTAACATGCCTTACTTTGATGAAGATGCAATACGTGCAACAATTCAGATGGGTCCTAATTATGTTGAAAAAGATTTTGAATCTTCTCTAAAAGATGATGCAAGAGCTGATGAATCTTATGACAGTAACTTTGAAGTTATTGAATATTGGGGAATCATGGATGCAGAATATGCTAGAGAAGTAGGTATTGAACTTAACGATGATATAGATGATTTAGATGAAGTTCAAGTAAACGTATGGATATGTGGAGACCAACTTTTAAGAGCTGTAATAAATCCATTTACTCCATATAGAATACCATATCATTCGTTCCCATACGAAAGAAACCCATATAACTTCTTTGGTATTGGTGTAGCAGAAAATATGGATGACAGTCAACAGATTATGAATGGTCATGCAAGAATGGCTGTAGATAATTTAGCAATGGCTGGTTCTTTGGTATTTGATGTAGATGAGTCTGCTTTAGTTGGTGGACAATCAATGGAAATATATCCGGGTAAGATATTCAGAAGACAAGCTGGAATGCCGGGACAAGCTATACACGGTTTGAAATTTCCTAATACAGCACCAGAGAACATGATGATGTTTGATAAGTTTAGACAACTTGCAGACGAGCAAACAGGTATACCTAGTTATTCACACGGACAAACAGGTGTTCAAAGTATGACAAGGACTGCTTCTGGTATGTCCATGTTACTTGGAGCATCAAGTTTAAATATTAAAACAGTTATCAAAAACCTTGATGACTTTTTATTGAAGCCACTTGGAGAAGCTTATTTCCAGTGGAACATGCAATTCCTAGAAGATGAGTTGGATGTAAAAGGTGATTTAGAAGTTAAAGCTACTGGTACAAATAGCTTGATGCAAAAAGAAGTAAGAAGTCAGAGATTGACAATGTTCTTACAAACTGCACAAAGTCCTGCTATTGCACCGTTTGTTAAGATTTCTAAACTCGTAAGTGAACTAGCCTACAGCTTAGATTTAGACCCTGATGAAATACTCAACGACCCTGAAGAAGCTGCAATAATGGCTCAAATAATAGGAATGCAAAATGCTGGACAAACGATTGGCGAGGAGACTCAACCTACTGACGGGCAACCCGGAGCTATGGGAGGCATTCAAGGAACACCTGAACAACCTCAAGAGCTTGGACCTACAGGCACTGGTGGTGGCAACATCGGAACAGGAAATGTACCGGTTGCAGGGGAAGGTGAATTCTCTGGTACGCCTAGAGCAGTTGGACCTACAGGTTAAAGAGGCAATTACTAGGAAGGAAGAAAAATGATGTTACAAAAAGATGAAGAAAGATTAGGTTTTGCTACTGGTACAGATGAAAGTATCTTAGACAAAAGATTAAAGTCTATGGTAAAAGAAGAAGTAAAATATGCCAAAGAATACGGTGATGATTACTTTAAAAAAGGAACAGGTCTGTTTGGTCGTCTTGGTAGAAGTTTAGGAGACAGTGGAGAAGGTTTAAGAGTTTTTACTGATATGAGAAAAGCTAACAATCAATTAGGTGATATGTATACTAATGAAGAATTAGCAGGTATGATTAATAAAGGTTATAGTGATGCGGGATTAAAATATAAATTTGTTTTACCTGAAAAATTTCAAAGCGATAGAGTTAAAAAAGCTCATGGTGGAGGAGATTTACCTAATAAAGGTTTAGAAGCTTTACATAAAGAAGAACCAGAACTTGTTGGTAGAATGATAGCACAAGAAGGTGGTTCAATAGATGACCAAATGATGATGGTTATGACACCACCAATGGAATCTGAAATGGAATCAGAGATGCCTATGGAATCAGACGATGACATGGAAGATGGATATACACAGTTTATTATGGAAGAAGCATTAACAGAAGAAGAAGAAGATATGCTTATGTCCAAACTAGAACAAGATGAGGAACTAGCTATGCTATTTGATAAAGTTATAGATGTTGCTCAAGAATTTGCTGGGTCCGGTCCTGTTGAAGGTCCGGGTTCAGGAGTCTCTGACAGTATACCTGCTAGGTTATCTGATGGAGAATTTGTCTTTACTGCAAAAGCTGTAGAAGAAATCGGAGCTGATAATTTAATGGCTATGATGAAAGACGCTGAAGCTAAAGCAGATGAAAGACAACCGCTTCAAGCTGGTGGAACACCTGAGTTTAAAGAAGAAACTATGCCTATGCAAAACCCTATGACTGAACAAGTTATTAGAGTTGAAAAAGGTCCTATGACTGAGCAAACAGGTGTTAGTGGTTCTCTACTTGATTCAGTAAGTGAAGAAGACAATCCTCTTTATGAGGAGATGCCTTTTAAACGACCACCTGTTCATGGAGCAGGATATGGAAGATAGAGCTACCCTATTAGCGTAGGCACTCTATCATATATTAACCCGAAAGGCTACCTTTACAAGAACAAGCCCTGCACAGTCGACAAACGCAGCTACCTTGTTAAACGAAGCCCTGAGTAAGGAGAAAGAAAATGACTAATAAAGTCCAAGCAGAGGAAACGCCAAATCCTTATAATGCAAAAAAAGAATGGCACACAGAAGATAAACCTTTTGTATCATCAGAATCTTTGTATTTTGAAGAGCCTCAAAATAAACTTTTTAATAGCAACGACATTACTGAAGTTGAAGCTGAAGGAAGTGTAAATACTGAGGAACTGGAAACTAAAAAGGATACACCTTATAAGAAACCAGACTACAAAAAAAGATACGATGATTTAAAAAGACATTACGATAGTAAACTTAATGAGTTTAAAACTAGGGAACAGGAACTTATAGAAGAAGCTACTAAAAATAGAACTGAATATAAGGCTCCAAAAACTGAAGAAGAACTCGAAGAATTTAAGAATCAATATCCTGATGTCTACGAAGTTGTAGAAACTGTTGCTCACATGCAAAGTGAGACTAAAGCAAAAGTTCTAGAAGAACGCCTTAGTAAACTTCAAGAAAGAGAGAATCAGTTAGTACGACAAGATGCAGAAAAAAGGTTGATGGAAAGACATCCTGATTTTGAAGATATTAGAAACAGTGATGACTTCCACGGTTGGGCAAAAGAACAGCCTAAGTCTATCCAAGATTGGATATACAATAACGCTGACGATGCTGACTTAGCTTCACGTGCTTTAGATTTGTTTAAAAAAGATTTTGGTATAGAACCTACAAAGACGAAGTCATCTTCTAAACAGACTAGAAAATCTGCTGCTGATATGGTATCTACAAAAACAACAAGCGTAGAACCTAAACAACAAAAGATATGGTCTGAAAAGGAGATTGCTGCCATGAGTGTTGCAGAATTTGATAAGTACGAACAGGAAATATCAGATGCAATGCAAGAAGGCAGAATCGTAAAGTAAACTATATTTAACTACAAGGAGAATGTATCATGGCTCAATATTTTGAACCTTCAACAGATACTGATGCTAACTTTGCTAACTCCGTAGCTGGACAAACTAATAGTTTCTTCCTACCTTCCGTTTACTCTAAAAAGGTTTTAAACTTCTTTAGAAAATCTTCGGTTGTAGAAGCTATTACTAACACCGACTATGCCGGTGAGATTTCTGCCTACGGAGACTCAGTAAAAATCATCAAAGAACCAGTAATCTCTGTCTCTGATTATACAAGAGGTAGCGATACTACTGCAACTAAACTAACTGACCAAGAACTAACATTAGTTGTTGACAGTGCTAAAGCTTTCAAATTCATCGTAGATGATATTGAAACAAATATGTCACATGTAAACTTTAAAGAAGTAGCTAGTTCATCTGCTGCTTATGCTTTAAGAGATTCATATGACGCTGCTGTTATCGCAACTATGTTCTCAGGAGTTTCAAGCTCATCACCTGACCACGTGTTAGGTACTGACAATGCTACTGACCTAGCTGCTGGAACTTTTGACGGTACTGGTAATTTGGACATTGGTTTTGGTACTAACGAGCATGACCCAATAGACGTTATGGCTAGAATGGCAAGACTATTAGACGAGCAAAATGTTCCTGAAGAAGGAAGATGGTTCGTTGCTGGTCCTGACTTCTACGAAGTTCTAGGTCAAGCTTCTTCTAAATTGTTATCTGTAGACTTCAACGCAGGTCAAGGTTCAATTAGAAATGGTTTAGTATCAAGTGGAAAACTAAGAGGATTTGATATGTACAAATCTAACAACATTGCTGCAACAACTAATGCTGCTGGTAAATGTTTAGCTGGTCATATCAGTTCTACTGCAACTGCTAACACAATCCTTTCAACAGAAGTTATCAGAGACCCAAGTTCTTTTGGTGACATCGTGAGAGGTCTTCATGTTTATGGAGCTAAAGTTCTTAGACCTGAAGCATTAGTAAGTGCTTTCTACGGTATTGATTAAGAATAATCATTTGGGGGAGTCTTAGGACTCCTCCTTTTTTAGAGGAATAAAATGGAACACGAAAATATGACAGGTAACCCAAAACCTAGTGGAAATATTTCCTACTATAATTCTTTCAAAGAAAAAGAAGAAAAATGTAGAGAAATGGCTGGATACAATGACAGCTTAAAAGAGGGATATTATAACGAAAAAAATAAAGTGGAGAAGTAAAATGGAACATGGTGATAAGAAAAAGAAAATGATGTACGGTGGCGAAGCTCGTCAAAAAGCTGCTGGTGGTATGTACATGGAAAAAAGAATGAAAAAAAATAAAGGTGGAGTAGCTAATGCTCAACCTATGTATTCTGAGGCTATGCCAAAAGCTAAAGCTAACTAATGAAAGTCGCAGCCCCTAAAGGCTATCACTGGATGAAGTCCGGTAAGTCTTATAAATTAATGAAAGACCCTTCAGGTGGATATAAACCTCATAAGGGTGCAAGTAAAAAAGCAAACTTTGAAATTCAAAAGGTACATAAAAAATAATGGCTACTACATATCTAGATTTAACTAACGAAGTATTAAGAGAACTCAATGAGATTCCGTTGACTGCTGCAAACTTTGCAGATGCTAAAGGTTTTCAAAAGTTTGTAAAAGATACTGTTAATAAATCTATATTTGATATAGCTAACGAAGAACCTCAATTACCTTTCTTTTCTGCTGGAGTTAGTGGAAGCACTGACCCTTTTTACGGTAACGTAACAGTTGCTACAGTAGCAGGTCAAAGATTTTATACATTGAAGGCTGATAGTTCTAGTATCACTACTGATTATGCTTCAATAGATTGGGATGATTTTTATGTAACAACAATTAACGTAAGTGGAGAAACAGCTCCTTATGTTTCTAAAGGTTTAAGATTTCTTACACTTGATGATTGGAAAAGATACTACAGAGATAGCGAGAACGAAGATGATGCTAACTCACAAACATATGGAGAACCTAAATTTGTAATTAAGTCTCCAGATAGCAGGAAGTTTGGATTAAGTCCTATTCCTGATAAAGTTTACAATATACACTTTTATGCTTTCGTAAGACCCACTGCTTTGTCAGCTTACGATGACACAATGGTTTTACCAGAGCAATACAGTAATATTGTAACAGCTAGAATGAGATATTATGTCTGGCAATTTAAAGAAAGTCCACAACAGGCTGCTTTTGCATTGGATGATTATAAGAAAGGAATGAAGAGTATGAAATCTAATCTTATGAATCCAACGCCTAAGTATATGACAGACGATAGAAGATACTTTTAAATTATGGCACGTTCACAACCTTTTACAGTAGCATGTGAAGGCGGTTTAGTTACTGCTTCTAATCAGATTGATTTGCTACGAAGACCCGGTGTAGCTACAGAGTTAGAAAACTTTGAAGTCTCTATTGAAGGTGGTTACAGAAGAATTAGTGGATTTAAAAAGTTTGGTGAAGGTAGTGCAACACAACCAACTGGAGGAGCTACTACTATACAAGGAGTATTTCCATATGCAGATGGTGTTATAGCTTGTGCAGGAACTGATATATTTTTTAGTAACGATGGAATAACATGGTTACAAATAAATAAATTATCTGCAGGTGGTGGTGATGACTATACAACTTTTACAGGTAAGTCAGCAACTGCAAGAACTGGACAAGGGCAATGTCAGTTTGTACTTTTTGAAGGTGCAACATTTGATTACGGTGAAGTAATTATAGCTGACGGTTCTAATAAACCTTGGGCTTTTAGAATGGAAGGCACAGGAGCTTTAACAACTAGAACATTTTTTACAGAAGAAATAACTGTAGATGGTACTAACGGTGTAAAGTATATTACTATTCACGACCATCATTTAATTGCAGCAGGAGTAGAAAATAATTTAAATACTGTTTATTACAGTGTTTATAACGACCCTAATAACTTTACAGGTTCTGGTGCAGGTTCTGTAACTATATCAGACCAAGTACAAGGTGTTAAAGGTTTTAGAACAGATTTAATAGTTTTTGCTGAAAACAGCATACATAAACTAATAAATATAAACGATAGTGCTAATATTCGTATAGACCCTATTACAGAAAACGTAGGATGTTTAAGCGGATATAGTATACAAGAGATTGCTGGTGACTTATTATTTTTAGCACCAGACGGAATAAGAACAGTTGCTGGTACTGCAAGAATTGGTGACGTTGAGTTAGGTACATTATCTAAAGCAATACAACCTATACTAACATTACTAGCTCAAAATGTTAGTTCGTATAGAATTACAAGTGTTGTTATTAGAGAAAAATCACAATACAGATTATTTTATAGTAATATAAGTGCAGTAGCTGGAGGACAAAGAGGAATTATAGGAACCATTAGACCTAACGGTTTTGAATGGTCAGAAACAAAAGGATTAGAAGTAACTGAAATAGGTTCAGGATTTGATAAAGATGGGATTGAAGTATATTATCACGGGAATAATACAGGTTATATCCATATACACGATTCAGGTAATGATTTTGATGGAACTGCTATATTAGCAAGATACTCAACACCAGACTATGATTATGGTGATTTAGGAACTTTAAAAACTTTACACTATTTAAAAGTTTCAGCAGGTTCAGAAGGTCTATCAACTCCAGAAGTTCAAATTAAGTTTGATTATAATAGTGGAGATACACCTCAACCAGCAGAAAATTTTTCACTAGGAACATTAAATCCACCTTCATTTTTTGGACGTGCTGTATTTGGAACAAACATTTTTGGAGCAACAGCAGACCCTATGATTAGGATACCATTACAAGGAAGTGGAACTTCAAACAATTTTACATTTATTTCAAACGATAGTAAACCATCGTATAAAATTAACGGTTTATATGTAGATTACATACCTTCAGGTAGGAGATAAAAACAATGGCAGGTTATATAAGACAAAGTACTTTCGTAGATGGCGATACAATTACTGCTGCATTATTTAATAACGAATACAATCAGTTAGTTAATGCATTTAGTAATACAACTGGTCACAAACACGATGGCACAACAGCAGAAGGACCAGTAATAGGTCTGATTGGAGATGCTGGTGAAACTTCTCCAAACAATAAAGTATTAATAGATACTACAAATAACTATATAGAATTTTATGTAGAAGTATCAAGCAATCCAGTACAACAAATCTATATAGCCGATGGGGCTATTATTCCTGTTACAGATAACGATATAGATTTAGGTACAAGTTCATTAGAGTTTAAAAATATTTATATTGATGGAACTGCCACCATTGATACATTAACTGTTGATGAAGCTGCTACTGTTGGAACTACATTAGGTGTTACAGGTGCTACAACATTATCAAGCACATTAGGCGTAACTGGTGCTACAACTCTTTCAAGTACTTTAGCAGTTACAGGAGCTACTACACTTAGTTCTACACTTGCTGTTACAGGTACATCAACACTTACAGGTAATGTAACTACAACTAATGATTTATCTGTTGGTGGTAATCTTACCGTAACTGGTAATGCTACTATTTCAGGTAATCTTACTTTTGGTGATGCAGATACTGATAGTATTAATTTATCTGCTGAGATTGATTCTAACATTGTTCCTAATACAGATGATACATACGACTTAGGCACAAGTACAAAACAATGGAGAAACTTATATATTGACGGTACTGCTGAAATAGATACCCTTGCTATAGATGGTACTACAGTTACCTCAACTGCTGCTGAACTAAACATATTAGATGGAGTGACATCCACAGCAGCCGAGTTAAACCTTTTAGACGGAGTTACAAGTACAACTGCAGAACTTAATATCTTAGACGGAGTTACTGCAACTGCTACAGAAATTAATTTATTAGACGGTGTAACTTCTACAACTGCAGAACTTAACATATTAGATGGCGTAACAGCTACTGCAGCAGAAATAAATTTACTTGATGGAGTCACATCAACTACAGCAGAATTAAACATTCTTGATGGTGTTACATCTAATGCTACAGAGCTTAATTTACTTGATGGTATTACTGAAATTGATACAGATATATCAACTGTTGCAGCTACAGATACTACTCTTGCTTCTGCTAAAGCTATTAAAACTTATGTAGACTCTCAGGTCACAGCACAAGACTTAGATTTCCAAGGTGATAGTGGAGGTGCTTTAAGTATTGACCTCGACTCAGAAAGCCTTACAATCGCTGGTGGGACTGGTATTGATACTTCAGGAGCTACTAACACTTTAACAGTTGCAATAGACTCTACAGTTGCTACACTTACAGGTACACAGACTTTAACAAATAAAACTCTTACAACACCAATTATTAGTTCTATATCTAATACTGGTACATTGACTTTACCAACTTCAACAGATACATTAGTTGGTAGAGCTACAACAGATACTCTTACAAATAAAACTCTTACAAGCCCAGACATAAATACTCCAGACATTGATGGTGGTACTATTGATGCTACAACTATCGGAGGAACAACACCGGCTGCAGGTAGTTTTACAACATTATCAGCTAATAGTGGAATTACAGGAACTTTATCTACAGCAGCTCAAGGTAATATTACAAGTGTTGGAACATTATCAAGTCTTAGTGTTGGTTCTACTATAACTATAGATAATACAAATGCTTCAAGTTTTGGAACTCTAGAAATATCAGGTACTTCAGGAGCTTTTATAGATTTAAAATCTCCTAGCTCTGATGACTATGATTTAAGATTAATTACAGACGGTACAGGTGGTGTAATTGATACTGGTAGTGGTGAGGTACTTATAAAAAGACAAGGTTCTACCAAACTAGCCACAACCTCAACAGGCATAGACGTAACAGGTACAGTTAATAACATGACTATTGCTAGTAATGGTAGTGGCTTCACTTGTCCAACTAGTCAAAACTTTGTAATTAATTCACCTAATGGACTTAGAATTAATATTGATTCAAACAATGATGGCAGTAGTGAAAACTTTGTTATAGGACACAATCAAGATGATGCAACAAATGCTAATGTTTTGTTTAAAATTACTGAGGCTGGTACATCAACTTTTTTCAGTACGTCAACAGCTGATACTGTAGTTTTACAATCAACAGAAGCAGGTGCAAGTGCAGCTCCAGATTTAGTTCTTTATAGAAATAGTAGCTCACCAGCAGACGGTGATGATATAGGTAATATATTGTTTAGAGGCAAAGACGATGCTGGTAATGAAACTAGCTATGCTTTTATTTTAAGTGAAATTGTAGATGCTTCTAATGGAAGTGAAGACGGTGCTTTATATTTTAGAACACAATCAGGAGGTTCTTTAGATAATAGACTAAGTATATCTAGCTCTACAGTTACTGTAAACGGTAATCTTTCAGTAGATGGTGGAACAATTAAACTTGATGGTAATTATCCAACTGGTACAAATAATGTAGCTTTAGGTAATACAGCTTTAGACAGCATAACTTCTGGAGACAGTAACGTAGCCATCGGTACAAATGCTATGACAGCTTTGACTACAGGTACTGAAAGTGTCGCTGTTGGTGCTTTATCACTAGCAACAGTAACAACAGATAATTTTAATACTGGTGTAGGTTATGCAACTTTAAATGCTAATACAACAGGAACTTCAGGAACAGCAATAGGTAGAAAAGCATTAACTGCTAATACAACTGGAGACAATAATACAGCAGTAGGAGCTTTGTCGCTTGATGCAAATACAGAAGGTGCTACAAATACAGCAGTCGGTTATCAGAGTTTATCTTCAAACACAACTGCTTCTCAAAATACAGCAGTAGGAAGCAGTGCCATGGCAGTAAACACTACAGGTGCTAACAATACTGCTTTAGGTCATGCAGCTCTTGATGCTAATACAACTGCATCAAACAATACAGCTATTGGTAAATCTTCTTTAGATGCTAACACCACAGGTGCTGAAAACACCGCAGTCGGTAAATCGTCTATGGCTGCTAACACCACTGGTAGTTACAACGTAGCTCTTGGTGTAAATGCTCTTGATGCTAATACAACTGCAAATGATAATACTGCTATTGGATTTAAAGCATTAACAACAAACACCACAGGTGCTTTTAATACTGCATTAGGTTCAGCATCTTTGAGAGACAATGTAACAGGTGCTAATAATACAGCAGTGGGATATGGTGCTATGGTTTTAAATACAGCATCTAATAATACTGGTGTTGGATATAAAGCTTTACATGTAACCACATCTGGTGCAGAAAATACAGCAGTCGGTAGAGAAGCAATGCTTTCTAATACTACTGGTTCTAATAATACAGCAGTTGGTGGACAAGGAGTATTAGATGCAAATACCACAGGCTCTCAAAATACTGCTATAGGTGGTGGTGCATTAAGTGCTAATACAACAGCTTCTGATAACACCGCAGTTGGTCACGCTTCTCTTATAAGAAACACTACAGGTGCTAATAATACAGCATTAGGAGTTGATACTTTAAATTTTAATACAACTGCAAGTAACAATACAGCAGTAGGAAGAAGTGCTTTAGCAGCAAACACTGGTGCTGATGGTAGAAATAATACATCAGTAGGTGCTTCATCAATGGATGCTAATACATCTGGTAAAAATAACGTAGCAGTTGGACACGATGCTCTAGGTGCTAATACAACAGCAGATAATAATACCGCAGTTGGTAAAGATGCACTTTTAGCAAACACTACAGGTACAAGAAACATAGCAGTTGGAGCTTTAGCACTTGAAGTAAATACAACAGGTAATGATAACGTAGCTATAGGTGGTGGAACATCAGGAGTATCTTTTGCTGCTTTAGAATCTAATACTACAGGAAGTAATAATACCGCTTTAGGTAATAGTGCATTAGGAGGAAATACTACAGCAGATTATAACACGGCAATCGGCTATGCTGCTTTATTAGATAATACTACAGGTGCTGAAAATACAGCAGTTGGTTATAAAGCAGGTGATGCAATTACAACATCACTACACAATACTTTAATTGGTTCTGAAGCTGGTGGAAATATGACTACTGGTGCTGGACGTAATGTTTGTGTAGGTAGATTTGCAGGACGAGGTATCACTACAGGTGACAGAAACGTGGCTATTGGTGAAGCTGCAATGCAAAACGGTTCTTGTACTTCTGCTGATAATATAGGTATAGGTGTTTTAGCTTTATATTCTACAACTTCTGGTTCAGGTAACGTAGGTATAGGAAGAGGTGCAGCACAAAGTCTTACAACTGGTATAGGCAATGTTGGTATTGGTTATCAAGCCTTAGATGCTAATGTAAGTGGAAGCTATAATGTAGCTATAGGACAAGATGCTTTAGGGGTAAATACAGCAAGTAATAATGTAGCTATCGGTACTAACGCTGCTGATAATACTACTAGCGGAACAAACATAACTGCTATAGGAAGAAGTACTTTAGATGCTAATACTACAGGAAGTAATAACACCGCTCTTGGAAGAGATGCATTAGCATCAAACACTACAGCTAATTTTAATACTGCATTAGGTGCTTTTGCCTTAGATGCCAATACGACAGGTTCAACCAATACTGCTATTGGTGAGGGTTGTCTTGGTGTAAACACTACAGGCTCTGAACAAACATCAGTTGGTCAAAACGCTTTGTCAGCAAACACTACAGGGGGTTCTAATGCTTCGTTTGGATTTAATTCAGGACACACAATTATCACAGGTAGTTATAATTTACACATTGGAAATAGATATGTAGGCGGTTCTAGTTCAGGAGTCAATTACGAATTAGTAGTCGGTACAACAAATACCACTTTAGTTGGTAAAGGTAACAGTACAGGTTTTATAGCACCAGGTGGTACAGGTGCTGTTTATCAAGGTAATAATTCATCATCTTGGTCGACCACTTCTGACAGAAGAATTAAAAAGAACATAGAAGATAACAATACTGGTCTTGATGCTATAAATCAAATTAGAGTTAGAAACTTTGAATATAGAACAGAAGATGAAATTACTGAAGTTCCAAGTCATGCTGCTATTAAAAAAGAAGGCATACAACTTGGTGTTATAGCTCAAGAAATTGAAACAATTTTACCTGACGTTGTCAAAGAAGAGTCAACAGGAGTTAAAAACGTAAATCCTGACAATATAACTTGGTATTTGGTAAACGCAGTAAAAGAACTTTCATCACAAGTAGATGAATTAAAAGCCGAAATACAAATTTTAAAAGGAGAATAATTATGGCACAAACAGTAAGCGAAGTCTTAACAGCAGCAACAGATAGCGTAACACTTATTAACGAAGTAAACGCTGGAACTTGGAATGTTGAAGGTATGGAGCAATCAGAAATCAACGAACTCGTACAAAGAAACGTAGACCATTTGGAAATCGTTTTAGCGTATGCACCTGTTGATGAAGATGATGATACTCCAGATGTAGCTGGTAGTTCAGATGATAAAACATCTTATACAGACGCTATTACAACTGGTAAAGCATACATCGCAGCTAATTAATAAGTATGGAACTAACACCTTATTTATTTTGGAACATC